TTCGACGAAACAATTGGTAAACAAATTGCATATGAAAATGCGATTGAATCAATGTGGCAATGTTATGGTTTTTATAAAATGAAAACCGAAGGCGGTGATTTTAAATATCGTTTGTTGAATGAATATGACGATTTGCGTGAACGTACAGAAAAATTGGAAAAATTCTTGAATTCGTCTGGTAGTAATGTTTTACCGTCTGAACAAATTGAATTATTAACAGAACAACTTGTTGCGATGAAACGTTATCGTACTATTTTAGAAAATCGTATTTCTAAATTAGCATAAAAGAAAATCCCTAGGAATTCCTAGGGATTTTTTATATTACTTCTGAAGTGTTAGATTCGCTACAGCAAATTTGACGAAGTATCCGTTTTCGCCCTGTCCAAGACCTTTACCGGTAGGCAGAGTGCCATCAGCATTCTTAGCGAAGTATGGGTTAGCTACCAGACCGTAACGGGTATTCAGACCTACACGTTGAGTGAAGTCATCTGGAGCAGTAGCCTGCAGACGTTCGACGGGCACATATGGACAATAGTAGACTCCCGCATCCCATGCGCTTTCACCTTTATAACCTAAAGTGATATAATCGACTTCGGTATAAGGATCAATCCATACTTGATATTGGCCAAGCAGAACACCGGCGAAAGTTTGTTTGGTTTCATCAACCATCAGACCACCAGTCAACTGTCCATTTTGTTCCAGGATACCCAGGATTTTGAAAGCAGAAGCAACGTTGCTTGAGCAAATCAGACGGTTTGCACGACCACGACGAGTACGTTTAGCAACCATATTGGCTTCGGTTTCGATGAAGTACAGCAAGTGTTTTACACGTTCTGCGAAGAAACGACCATCAGCATCAGCAACCAAGTCGAAGATACCGGCACGAGCTGTTGTTTTTGCACCAAGTACTGCAGAATGGTTGATTGTGCGAACGATTTCGCGGTCAATCTCAGCAACCAATTCTTGAGACAAGATGTTAATCAGCTCATCTTCAACTGCAAGATTATGTACGGCAGCCAGGTCTTGTTTCAATTCACGGCTGTAAGAAGCTTTCAATTTACGTGATTTAGCAGCAACGTCGGTTGATTCGATAGTGAATCCCATTTCTGCCCAAGCATTACCTGCAGTTGTACCCAAAACTTCAGCATCAGTTAACAGCAAACCAGTACCAGTTTTTGGATCTTCTTTAGGAGTACCGGCTTTGATGAAGTCTTTATTGAAACCAGAACTATCACCAGCATGAGTACCAGTACCAGAGAAATTGGTTTTAGCTTCTTGGAATAGAGCTTCTGCACCAGTTTTATTTTCGTAGCGAGCGCGCATTGCGAAAATCAAACCGGTTGGCATGGTCATTGGTTGTACACCACACAGATCAAATGCCATCAGTTGAGGAACGGCACGACGAACCATTTTAACCAAAACTGGATCATAACCAGTAACAGCATTTGTCATATTAACAGCAGGAGTACCAGTACCAGCAGCTTCGTTCAGCATTTGTCCAAATTTATCATTCAGACGAGCAGCTGAAGAACCTTCACCAGCTTGATTAACCAGAGTGTTTTCTAGCAATTGGTTAACTACAGCAGCTTTATATGGGTTTTTAATTTCTGGAGTACCATTGCGTGTTTCTTCTGCAGCATTAAAAGCAGCAACAGCTTCTTGCAACGGAGTTAATTTTTCATGTGACATTATTTAATTTCCTCAAAATAAAACAAAATGTGTTTTTATTATTTATACAACGATTTGGACATTTGATGCTTGACGATGCTGATGTTCATTAGATTCAGTAATATATTCAGGATCACCTTCACCATAAGCTGCGTCAATACAACGATCGCATGCGGTACGATATTGACTTTCGTTGATATAACTAATTTCCATCAATCGACTAAAGATGCGATCTTTTTGGCTTTCGGTTAAATTTACCATAGCACTTTCAGCAATGCATGCTTTAGAAAGATTTTCAATCTGAGCATCTTTTTCAAGATTTTCTGAAATCAGATTATCAATACGTGCATTGGCTTCTTCTAAACGCTGATTATCAGTTATAACTTCTGGTGTAGCAAATCCATGTTTTTCGAAAATAGAACACAAATCGCTTAAAATGCTTTCGTGCAACATTGTTTTGGAAGCAGCTTCAATTTGTTCAGATTTTTCAATCATAAACTCTTTAACAGCTTCTTTAGCAACATATTCAAAATATCCGTAAGCATGTTCTTTTAAATATTCTTGATTTTTTACTTCAAGTTCCTGAATCATTTCTTGCTTATAATCTTCAGCAAGGGCCTCAATTTCAACGACCTTAGTCTGAATTGCATTATTAAATGATTCGTCGATTCGACCTTTTTGTTCTTCGGTTAGGTCGATACCCTCAAAAATGTGTGAAATTTTATACATTTTGGAAATAATCCTTAAAACCTGTAATATAATTTATTTATTTGGTCCAGAAGAATTCTTCTGGACCAAATTTATTCACTCATTACCATCTATTTTCAATGGTAAATTTTTTTGTTCTGAAATTATAAACTAATGTAAAATCTTTATAAGTTTCAATATTATACAAATTGATCATTTTCAAACGACCATCTTTTGTGAGCATACACTGTTGTTCATCAATGGCAGGATCTTTTTTGTATGTTACACCATCAATATTAATAGTTGTATTACTATCAAAGATAAGTTCACGCGCTTTTTCAGTTGTCATCCATTCCATTTCATAACCAATTCGTTCTTTTTCACGGTTACGACGAATTTTGTCAGCATCGTATTTGGCATCACGCATGAATCGGGTTGTTCCTGATGATCCAACTTCATATTTGTCTGTTTTATAATAATTTTCAGTTCGTTGTTGGTTTTTAGCAAAATTATCTGGATCCGGTAAGATCACAACAGCGTGATAATCTGTATCATCGTCTAATGCAGCTCTATCTAGAGAATTTTTTAAACGTCTAATAACAAGATTGCCTTTTGCTGACGTTACCATGCTCTCAACGTCAGTTTTTGGTAAAACTGGGCCATTACGCAAATCCCAAGTATTAATATTCGCAATGAAAATATCTGTAGTCGCTAAATGTGCACTGACGGGATTTGGAATATATGAACTTGAACTATCATCCCATTTACCATCATCATTGTTTTTGATTAATGTTACTTTGTATTCTGTAGTCAAGAATACCAGCTGTGGATCACCTATTTTCTTTTGGACGTCACGCAAATCTTTAATAAATTGTGGACGACCTTTACCAGTTAATGTTACAATTTTTGAATTTGGTCCAGTTAACCCACGCAAATTTTTATTCTTTAACGCAGCTTTTAGTAAAAATGTGTACTTTGGGTCATTTGACGCATTTAAATTACCCAATTTTTCGTTTAGAACGAAATCGCCGTTTGATTCTAAAATGTATTGTGAAAAACGCATTTTCTTTCCTTTTTAACAAATGTTATATTTAATATTTATTAAGTGCCGAACAAATTTTTTCTACGAATTTATCAGTTGATTCTTTAATCACCCATGCACCATCTTTTTGTTCCCAATTCACACTTTCATAAATTGGATTTACATGAGCGTCTGGTGCCGATGGATTGTCTACAACATCAACAGCTGTCATCTGATAAGCAGTTACCTCAGTATTTCCACTTTCGTTCAATTTGGTATTGCCCAAACCACGAGTAGAAACGCCAACATTATAGCCACCTTTAATAAGTGCCTGTAAATGTTTACCTTTTTCGGTATCTAAAACAAGAGCTTTACCATAGACATTATTTCCGTCCATTCGTAACTCTTTAATCATAATAGCAGCATTATCCCATTTTGGCACCGGATAGTCTGGATGGTTAAATTCACCGATAGATTTACCTTTTGCTAAATAATTAGCATTATATTCTTTTACAGCATTCTCTAAAATGTGCTTTGGATAAACCCGTTTGTTACCATTTAATACTTCAGCCTGAGCAAAAATGCCTTCTATATACATCATAGAAGTACCATTGTCACCTTTAGCTTCGTTAATTGATAACCCATCAAGAACTGTTGATTTTTGGTTTTCAATTAGTAATTGCATTTATTTGAGTCCAAGTTGTTTGCGTTTTTTCAACGCTTTTAATCGTTTTTTATTTGTACGTCGTTTCAATGCATCACCAGCAGCACGTTTTGTTCGTACCATTTGACGGGCAGCAATTCGTTTTGAATTTTTTTCACTGCCCGTAATTGGTACACATGCTGTTCCTGCAGGATTAAGTTTCATTCCTTTGTTACATTTAATACGACGTCGTTTTTCACCGCGTGAATTCACTTTGACGATAAGACGTGCCATAAACTTATTCCTTAGTCAAAGGTTTAAATCCTGATTCTTCAATAACAACCTTTGTATAACCTTCAACAACGTCATCCAAATGTTCATTCATCATTTCTTTGATTCCAGAAATTAGGCCAGATGTATCCTTTTCTGCAATCATTTGTTCAAATTCTGTACGAGTCATAAAAATATCCCTATTATTTCTAACCAAAATTATTTATTATCTGAAGATTTTTCGTCATCATCCACATCTTTATTTTCTGTATCCAATTCATCAATTTCACCGGTCGGTTCTTCTTTAGAGATTAAGCGTTTTTGCTCTTCAATTTCACTTTCAGTCATTTTGAGAATGTTTTTCATCACAAAATCTTTAGAGTAAATTGTTCCTAAGAAATCTGTCACACCAACTTCTGTTGCAAGAGCAAGACGTTGTCTGAATAGTTCATTACGTTTTTTCTCTTCAAGATAAAAATCTTGTGAATATATGAAACGAATTTTATTTTTAATATCGTTCCATTCTTCTTCTGTAATGGTTTTTGTTAACAATAATTCGGTTTTGATAATATCAGATAACCAAAGATTAAACCGTTTTCTAACACGCGAAACATATTTACTAAATTTCAATTCATCACGCGACAATTCTGGTGATCTATCAAAAGCAAGGGTTGCACCATTATCTTCAAATCTAGACATCGGCACATTTAATGATTTGTAAAGCTTTTTGAGAAAATAATTTACATCATCAATTTCACCAAGACTTTGTCCACCAGCAAGAGTCGACACTTCAGTACCACGACCATTCTGACGTGGTAACCAAAAGTCTTCCTGCATCGTCATCAAATGCCGTTTATCTTTAAATGTGCCAGACGTCGGATCCATCGTCATACGATTGCGAAAACGATTTTTCAAATTTTCGACATATTGGTCTGCACGGTTTGCTGTTAAACCACCAACGTCAATATAAAACACACGTCGTTCTGGTGCACGTGTTAACCGATAAACGATCAATGCATTTTCTAAAGTTGATAATTGGTTTGCTGGTTTTACGGCATCATGTAACCAACCTTTAACAAGACCGGTTGATGGCTCTCGCATTCCAGACGTTACATATGCAACACTTTCAGTTGGTAACATATAAACGGTGTTATCGTTTTTTGATTGCACCATTAAACTATTAGGAGAATCGGAAGACCGAGACTTATCACGTTTTGACATACCAGATTTTGGTACATATTTGTAAAAATCAAATACACCAGTTAATTCACCAGTTTTTTCATTTCGGTTTTCTTGACGAATTTTTGTGATATCGATTGGATCTAAAATCACAACTCGTTCAAGACCTTTTGAAGAAACTTTATTTGGTATCATATGAGCAGCTTTGATACCATCTACATAAAATTCCCAAAACAAATTATGTGCAGTATAATTTAAATTCAGCAATGATATAATTTTGTCTTCCCAGATCTTTTCAATTTTTTCACATGTTTTCTTAGGTAAAACATTATCATCTACAGCCGATAAAGAAATCATAATTGGATTTTCATCTTCATGATACGAAATTGCTTCATTAACAACTTCTTCAATAGCTGTTTTTACTTCGGGTACCAATGAAATATCACGATATGACTCTATTAGTTGCGATTGTGAAGAAAAATCAAAATTAAATGCGGCCATTTGTGCATAATAACCGCCCTGGACACCATAATAATTATCATATACATAGGCGCCATCATTGTTTTCGGTTACAATTTGACCTGCAGGTAATTCAACTGTCTTAGGATTTTCAATAACATCCTTATTGAAAATCCTGTTAAATAAACCAAGCATTATTCATCCTTAAATTATTCGCTACCACCAACATCTAATGCGCCATTGATGATAGATGGTCCATAGTTACCGTCACTAGAAGAAACGCCAACGGTTTGAGCAAGAGCATCCCAATCTGGATTATAAATTTCATCCTCATAATCAACTTCTAAGTATTCGTCGATGTATGCTTGCATTGTGTGGACTTCACTTGGTGCAAATTCAATTTCCGCAATAAAATCATCGTCTTGTCCATAAATCGACAAATACAAATTTCCTGTATCAGGATCTTCTTCAACTGTATATGACACGGCCATTTCAAGCTGATCATCAGTAAAACCCCAAGAATCGATATCACTAATAGCCATGTAATCTGACAATTCGATACTAGACATCTTTATTCCTTAAAATAGATATATTGTTATTTTATTTATAAAAATACATAGCAAATCATAAATAAATTTAGTATTTTAACATTTTTGGACTAACACAAAATGACATCACTAAATATAACAAATTATGATCCGAATGTTCTTAAGGCAGATTTGATTAAATTTTTACAATCTAACCCAGAATTTAAAGATTTTAACTACGAAGGCTCTACGATTAACACAATTATAGACCTATTGGTTAGAAATACACACTATATTGCATATATGGCAAATATGACAGCATCAGAAAGCTTTTTGGATTCTGCCATGATTCGTGCAAATCTGGTTTCTCATGCGCAAAAACTTTCATACAAACCATCATCAAAAACTGCAACAACTGTTATTGGGAATATATTAATCAACACAGAAGGTGTTACTGCGCATCAAAGTATCGATATTCCAAAGGGATTTGCTTTCACAAAGAAAATAGGAAACACTGCATATAGATTCATAACTTTAGATTCGCATTCAGCAACATTGAATAGTGATGAAAAATATGAAGCAAAGAATGTTGTCTTGAAACAAGGCAATTTCATAACCGAAAAATTTGTTTACAAAAATTTGGATATTGAGATTAGAAATAAAAATGTTGATACATCAACATTGCGTGTTTTTGTATCAAAACCAAACGAAACAAAAAAACAAGAATACACATTACCAGACCACATTATATCAGTCTCAAAAGATGACTTCAATTATTTCATTCATGAAAATACACGTGGTACATACACAATTCAATTTGGTAAAAACATATTGGGGAAAAGTCCTGACTTAGATGACATCGTCACTATTGAATATATTGTATGTGAAGACGACCATGCAAATGGAATAACAGACTTAATTAGTATTGGAAACATTGGTGATTATCAAGACATCAAAATTGAAATCGTTACACCAGGATTTGGTGGCGGTGAACGGGATGATTTAGAAACAATTCGGTTTATTGCACCAAAAATCTATAAAGCTCAACGTCGAGCAGTAAACAACGACGATTATAAAGCTCTTGTAATGGATCTATTCCCATACGTAAAATCATGCAATGTTTGGTCTGGTGCAAATAATATCAATCCTGATTATGGTGCAATCTATATATCATGTTCGCCAAAAGGTGGATATGGTATTTCAGATTCGTCTAAGGATGAAATTAAAAATACACTGTCCAAATATAAAGTTGGTGTGACTAGAATAAATTTAGTTGATCCAACGAATTTGTTTATCAATATCAATATCAGAATTGATTATGATAGTGACAAAACAGATTTATCATGGACATCGACAACTTCACAAATTGCAAATAACATCAAAAAATTTGAACAAGAAAATTTAGGTGTTTTTAATGGTAAATTCAATTCGTCAAAGTTTATGCAAGAAGTTGTAAAAAACACCGATATCGAAATGATTGACGTTGAAAAAACAATCAGTCAAAGTTTACCTATTACACAAGGTTTAAATACGATTTACGATTTTGATTTTGCTAATAAAATCGAACCAGGTAGTTTTAGAATCGTTTCTCAATATGTTGTATTTGACTATAATTCGTCAAAAGATGTTGTGTATGACAGAAATGGTATTGTGTTTTTACGTAGCACAATTAACGGTAAACCAAAAGACACTAATGTAGGTGCGATTGATTATGAAACTGGTATTGTATCATTAAAAGTCACAATTCTTGAGGGTGATATGTTGACAGTCAAATGTAAAACAAAATCATCTAATATAAACTCTCGCAATAATATCATATTAAAAATTGGTAATATTAGCGTGAATAGAGGTTAATTATATGACATTAAAACAAAATGTTATAAAACTTGGTTGTGAACTGTATGGGAAATGTACAGTTCCAACTCAAAATGAAAAATCAAAAACCAAAAAAATAGCTGGGTATAATGTCGACAATGTTTTATTGGATGAACACGAACATATTCATCATAACATACCACAACAAATGGCGACATTTTTAAACCTTGACTACAATCGTCTGGTGTCGTTTCTAAAATCATATTGGAAATGGGCCGAATTACAAGGCAAACCGTATTTTGATTTAAAGACACACCTCGACATTTTGAATCTTGAAAAGCGTTTGTATGAATATGCAAAACTGATGAAAGATGAATATTTGTTTGGTTTCCCAAACACAGAATCGCTGTATTCTGTTTTGGATATCCTTATTAGGAATTCAAAAGATATTCATTCTTCAGCAGGAACAGAAGAATACATTCGATTTATGCACAATTTGGTATCTTCTGGAAAAAACACAACTGCTGGTAAACATGTTTCCACTTCTGATATTAACATCTATTTTCCGGGTAATGATATGTTTAGAACATCAGATGGTAAATGGGTGCAAGAAAAAGGAACGCTGTATATTTCCAACACATCGAATATTGATATTACATCATTGAAAAACAGAGAAATTTCTCAAAAAAATGGAAATAAGATTGTGTCAGCAATAATTGCTGATGCAAGTCCATTTGTGTCTGGAAATTTTGGTGGTATTAAATTAACATTAGAAAATATTACAGGAAATACAGATTTTTCTGAAAATATAAAACTTAATATTGGTGAATATGTATATCCTGTGACAAAAGCCGAAATTATAAATGGTGGTACACTATATGAATTTGGTACAAAATTTCAGACAGTAAGTACGAAATTTACATTAAAACGAGTTTGTGAAAAATCGGGTGAATTGAACATTGGTATAAGCGGAAATACGGATACCATAAAAATAAAACGCGAAAAATCAAATTCAAATATAGATT